CCGTCTCGGTCGTGCGCTTCGTCGTGCGGACGTTGTTCTTGAAGTCCTCCCATGAGATGTCCCTGTTTTTCCACTTCTTATCCATGCGGCTGTTGCCGTAAGAAATCTTCATCCTGAGACCTCCTTGCAGTCATCAGAAAAGTATCTGATGGTGTGTTTCTTTCGCTTGGCTCTCTCAAGCTCAGCGCTCATGCCTGAAGAAATGGTGCTGCCAAAGACCCACAATTCGGCGCATTTCGACATAAGCACATTACCAAAGAAAAGACCCATGTCACGCTCTTTTGGATTACTGTCATCTAGAAACTGCGTAAAAAGCAGGTGCGGTGTGATAGGGATATATCCCATATCAACCGCAAACCGGCTGTATCGTCTGGCAGACTCGCAGTTACCTTCGATATCCCCGGAATAGGGGGAGCAGATATACACTAAGGGACGAAAGACCTTGGCAGCTTTTTCCTCTTTTTCTACAGCGGTTAAGGCTTCATAGGCGGTGGGGTCGTAGTAGCCTTCTGAATTAAATTTGTCAATGCTCATTAGTCCGCCCTCGCTTTCACGCTGTTTTTTCAATCAGCTTCATTTTGTACCACTCCAGATGGCGCTTGCGTTGTTCGTAATCCGGTACTGCCACCAGCAAGCCGATATCAACTTTCTGCAGGGTATCAATCATTCTGATTTGCTCATCTGGCAGATATGGGCGGATGCTGGTACCCTTTTCAAGACCGTGTATCTGTCTTATCTGCTTTGCCGACATCCCGGTTACGATGCGGTTAATCATGTCGCACTCGTTGCTGAAATGATAGGGCTTGGGATTTTCGTGCAGCAGCTTGATGTTTTCAGTCAAAAGCGGGAATTCTTTACGGGCGGTGACAAGTGTTTTGATGAACTGTTCCATCTCGTTAAAGCGGCGAATGTACAGTTCCTTGAACCTCATTGCTTTCTGACCCGTGTATCCCATGACTAGCATGGTGAAACCATCGCGGGTCATCATGTAACAAGGCAGTTTTCTTCCGGTACTGTCCTTGTAAAAGGTTCGCTCAAAATTGGATTTAGTGAAATCTTCACTCAATCCAGATTTGGTGTCAGTGATCTTTGTGATATCGCGAAGAACATGGAAATGTTCTTTCTCGAAATACCATGCAACAAACAGGCTGTCTACTCGCGCAGTGTCGTTGGTATCGGCGAAAACACCGTACTTATCCTTTGGTATTAATTCTTTCATCTGTTTCCCTCCAATCTTGACCTGCTGCATTTCGGGCAGAAAACCGCCATGCCGTACAGATCACCCTCGCCATCGCTGAACAGTTCCGCAAGGTTAATTTCAACCTCACACCCACAGCCGGGGCAGGTACAGAACACATTGTCATCGTGGATTTCCACGGTGACGTCCACCGTGTCGCTGATTTTTTCTCTTACATAGAACATATTTGAACCTCCAATCTTGAAGGCATTATCGCCCTCTATCATCCACAGGACAGGAAGCACGGTTTTGAGTACTTTATGTCAGTCCTTTTTATATAAATCTGTTTCATATCCGTCTGCCCGCAGTAAAAGGCCTTTTGCCCAGGGTGGGGTTTGACCCATCTGTTTGCATACAGCCTCAGTAGACATTCGATGATCAGCTTCGATAACAATCTCATCATGGACGTGCATCACGATGGAGCAGTGCCGAAGATTCTCCATGGCATAGCAGAGGATGTCCCGGCTCGTAGCCTGCGGGCAGTTCAGCCACCTGTGAGAAGAGGAAGCCGAAAGCAGAGCGTGTTTACCCATTTCATTTATTTCCGACAGCTTCTCAGCACCGTACTTTTCGAGCAGAGCCCGGATCTCGGCGGTATGACCGGCGCGGCTTTTTTCTGCAAGAACGGCTCTGACTGCCTCAAGGGCAATGGGCTTTTCATCCGGCGCAGAGACTTTGGCGTTCGGTTGAGCCGTCATCTCAATGCCACCGTTACCGCCGAACAAGTCAGCAAGCGATTCAGATATGCTGATAAGGGCTTCGCCGCAACGCTTCAGTTCCGTTACCGCAAGGGATAATTCACTCATCTTGCTCATCCGATTTTCCTCCTTCCGTTTTTTGTTCGTCCTGCCGCTTAAGTACCGTTAACTTCCGGGCGAGTCGTTTTGACACCACGCTGATCGCAATGAGGACATCCGCCAGTTCCTCGTCTATCTCACGGTTGCAGTATTCGGCGTCGATTTGCTTTGCCTGTGTTTCCATTTTTTTAACCTCCGTTCCGAGGGCTGCTTTTCTTCCCTCAACATCCACAGGACAGAAGATGGAAGGTTGAGTACCGGTTTAAAAAATTCTTTTATGGTATTGCCCTCTGGTATCCACAGGACAACAGAGGGCATTTTGAGTGCCAAGATTAGATATAGGCTTTCAGGTGTTCGTATAACTGGGCAAATAGCTTGCTTTTGCGCTTGTTGACCGCCTTCTGCGATAGGCCTATATCGGTGGCGATTTCCCGTTCTGACTTGCCGATGCTGAAGAGTTCCATGATTCTGCGGTTGTCCGGATCGAGTTCCTCCAGGACTTTGTACAATTCTTCAAGGAGCAGCTTGTCTGCGACAAGTTCGGCAAGGTCGAGGGGTTCAGCTACTTCGAAGCCCTCTTCGGTGAACTTGTCCAGCGAGAGGACACTGCCTGTCCGTTGCTTGTCGCACTTGCTACAGTCCTTGTTGCAGCGGTTGCCGTTTTCGTCACGGCAGCGCTTATCACGTTCCTTGCGCTTGTGTTCAGCCCATGCCGGACGTTTGTAGGCGCGGTAGATTTCTTCAATGACGGGGATTCGCTGTCCATCGATTTCGATGTAGTACTTTTTGTTTGTCATAAAGATTGACTCCTTTCGGATCTGCATGAAATCCGCAGGAGCCAATCAATCCGTAGAAACAGAAAAACGGCCGGGATATTTCTCTAATGTGAGAACATATCCTGGCCGTCGAGCAGCTCTGCGGATTGCAATATTTAATTTGTGCCGCCTTACGCGGCGATACTTAGGTTGTCCACCACAAACTTGGTAGCGGTGCGGGTTATGAGTGACTTCGTCTTGCCGCGAATGACGATAAACGAGCTCCCCACCGGGATGTTAAAGAGGTACCAAGACTTGTGTGGCCCTTCAGTTTCAACATCGCCAGTAGCATCGTTTGCCTTGCACAGCAGGCGCTCTTCGTTGTTTCTCAGTTCTCTCAGCGTACTACAGATAAAATCACCTCCTATCGATACTATCATTTTAATTAATAACAATTAGGAATTAAAACTGCTGTATTCAGTATATGGTGGCAAATGTAAAAATAAATTAACTAATCTATCGTTTTGTTTGATATATGGTGGTATAATTTAAAAAATGAGAATGGGGGGACTACATCTTGGGTAAGAAAAAGCACGCTCAAGGCGAAGTGTCTTCTCAAAAGACCGAGGCTCTGGGGATACCCGATTTACTTGTTCTGAAATCGAATGATGATGGTGACAACTACTATGCTGTCCATAGACGCTACTTTGAGAGCGAGAAATCAACTTGTCCTGTCTGCGGCTCGACGAAAACACGCAGTTCAAAAGTGATAACTCGTAAATTCAAAGACATCCTGTGGCAAGAGAATGGCTCGTTTAAAATAATTGACCTTTTCTTTTGTCAACGATACCTACGCTGCGACGGTTGCAAGGACAGCGTCTTTCCAGAAGATATTGAGTTTGCAGAAAAAGGCTGCCGATATACAAATCGACTTTCAGATGCGCTTGCTGAGGGGACATTCCAGTATTCATATAAAAAGGTTTGCAATTACTATGGGGTGCCAGCTTCAACGGCTTCTGTTGGTGCAATCATGCGTCGGCGAATCCAATACAGAGAATCGTTACTCGCACCCATAAGAACACCTAAAGTCCTATGCATTGTTGAAACCCCCTTTTACGGTAATATGTATCCGGTGATTCTCGCACCTTGGAGTAACGAGGTATATTGCCTTGATATCCTTGAAAGCAACGATGAAGAGTCATACATAAAGTTTTTAAGAACACTGGATGCAGCTCGTGTGGAAACCGTTTGTATAGACCCACAGGAAAGCCTTCGTAGTGCCGTATCCACTTGTTTTCCAATGTCATCGATTGTTGTAACAAGTGAATGTATATTCCGCTATGCCCGTAATGCAATGCTGGATATCATTCACACTGACGGGAAACGATTTCCTATTAGACATAAGGATACCCAGCTGGTCCTTCATAAGAAGCACCTGTCGGATGTCCACGTAAGAAAACAAATTGTAGAAGGTATGAAGAGCCGCCCAAGGCTGAAAACGGCATATGATAAACATCAGAAACTGCTTGAGCTTTTAGATAAAAAATGGTCATATGGAGAACTTGCTGAATGGACTGCTGAGCTGCCAAGTGAACTGAAGGAGTTTGCCGACCTGATTGACATGATAGATTTTTATGAGACTGAAGTGAAATCATTTCTGGAAGTAGAGGTGCATCCGCCTGAAATATATAATACCTCAGTTCAGGCTGTGTGCGAGGCCGTCAAAACAATGCCACACTGCATTTTTGATGTCCTGCGAGCAAGAGGTATGCTGACGATCGGGCATGACACCATTGAAGAAGACGGCAAAATAATGCGGCTTGGCATCCGGGTTGACCGACTAACTAAAAACATGAATGAAATAGCAGACAATATCAAGGAGGAACGAGAATATGGACTCGAATGAAAAAATAAAGGTGGCTGGAATCAATATTCAGGAGAAAGCAAACCTTATCTGGAACGTAGCCAACAGCCTATTTGGCGCTTATAAGCCCCACGAATATGGTCTTGTGATTCTGCCCATGGTTGTCATTAAGCGTTTCCATGACTGCTTGCTACCAACACAC